GATAATGTGTTACATAAGATGTATCTGTTCCTATGATTGTCGAACTTACATCTACAGTTGTTCCGAATACTAAACTGTATGATGTACTTGACAAACCAGTTATATCAAATTCATGATATGTTCCTGCTGTTAATCCTAATAATGGTTGATTATAATATGTTTCCGTTAAACTTTCTTTTATATTAAATACCTCTTTTCCAGCATATGTTATTGTTGTCGTAACAACATGCGGATCTATTTGACCATATCCTACCTCTAGATAATTCATATAATAGATTGGTTCTCCTGACATCGTAAATGTCGTATATGCTCCTGGTTGTCCCGGTTCTCCTACGATTGTTTGGTAACTTATGATACTTGTAGGGTCGTCTTGTGTTGTTCCTAGTACTAGTCTTGTATTGGCGTTTGTTGGATCCGATTGGTCGAATACGTACGTATCATTTCTTGAATAATTTATATCATATTTTGAGTACAATACTTTATTAAACTCTTCTCCGTTATGTTTTAATACATACGCTTCGTTTGATACTGTTACTTGTACTATATCTGAATTTACATTATTTAAAGATCCTAATTCATATGATTTTGTTATTCCATAATTTGAACTCGCATCCGGATACCCGATTACTATACGATTATTATCCATCATTCCAAATACGTTTTCATTTTTTAAATTAAATTCCGTTGTATTTCCCTTCATGCTTTGTGTGTTCGCATCTATTAAATCTAACCTATACCAACTTCCACCTATTTCGTCATATTTATAGATTTGTAACGTTCCTGCGTCTTCTCCCGCATTATCCCCGAATGGACTTAATGCTGTCAATATCGATCCATCCGTATTTAGTTTTATTTTTAATCCTAATTCTTCTCCTGATATACCCATTATCGTTTGTCCTATTTGAACAAAGCTTGGATCCATATATTCGTATACTTTTATTTGACCCTTATTATTGTTATGTAAATGTGACCCGATTGCTATACGTATCTTTTGACCGGCAATATACCATTCTGATTCTGTATTGAATGTTGAATGGCTTGAGATTGCCACATTTCCAGCTGTATTTGCTTCATCAGGATCTATGTATTCTCCATTTATACCTCCAAATAGATTCCATGACATATCTTGTATTTTGTAATACACTCCTGTTCGACTTTCATCTCCCGCTATTAATATATCTCCTTCATAATTCATTCCCATATATTTTCCCCATGTTGTTGTTGGATTTTTTAATGTATATTGATTTAATGTTGGGCCATTATTTACTTTAAAAAATATATCATATATTTTCATACCAACTCCTTCATAGTATATTGCGCATCCAGCGTCAAATCTAGATGTATGAAAGTTATATTTTGTCACTATATTTAATGCTTTTTCAATCGCCAAAGAGAAATCTTCTCCTCTTGAGAGATAACCATTTACTATACGATTCGTAATAATGTGATTATCTTTTGTTGAAAATACTAGATTTCCATTTCCTGGAAGAAATATAGAAACGAATTCTTTATCATCATGATTATTAATCGCATATGAATTAGCTACTGTACTAAGATCAGATACACTTGATGGAATTACATAATCCATTGGGGGATTTGAGTCATATTGTCTACTGGAACTTCCATTTGTAGCCGAATGGTTTGTTTTATATTGAACACGCACCCATTGGTTTTCTTGATTCTCATAAAAAACTATACGGTATAAACTATTAATAATATAACCTACAAAACCACAAGCACTTCCACAATCTGAATATAGTTTAACAGTTATATCATAATCAACATTCTCAAGTACTGCCATATAGTCTCCATTCGCACTTAAATGAACTTGTGTACCATGATTATTTGGATTTGGTGCGGTTGTTCCTGTATCATTATCACTTCCAAATGTGCTTACTAATGGATTCGATAATGTAAATACTGGACGATAACCCATTTTTTTATTTTCTTTTTCGAAATAATACAATTCATCTCCTGTATAATGCCTCAAATCTAAACTTATTATGTTATTTTCGGTTGATATATATTGAGGATCTGTAATCATACTAAAACTATTGTCATATATTGTACCAAATATCAATTCATAATTGGCGGATATATTTGATATATCAAATTGGTCATAATTTCCTGAATTAAACGTTTGTAACCGTTGATTATAGAATTCATCTGTATTTTCTATTTTTACTGAAAATATGGTTTCACCAAATGTGTTTGTAGATGTTTTAAATTCATGTGGAATCATTTGACCATATCCTATATTTTCATAACTCATATAATACATTTTATCTTTGGTACTTCTGGATACATCATTGTCTGATGTACTCTTATAATATACTTTAGTGAGGTCGTTTGGCGCAATAAATTGTGTATATGATCCGGCTTCTCCTGGTACTCCCATCAATACCATATTTGAAGATAGCATGCTACTTGACACATCCGCTACATTTCCAATTATTAAAGTATGGTCTTTATTACTTGGATGTGATTGATCAAATATAATTTTATCATTTATACTATTTACTTCAATCACTTCTCTTCGAACACCATTAAAATAATACGTTTCATTTGATACCGTCACTTCGTAACTTACATCATAATTAAAATTTTCATTTTGATAGTCGATATATCCCATTGCTGGATAACTTGAATCAAAATAATATAATTCATCTCCTGTATAATTTCGTAAATCTAATAAGATTATATTTTCATCTATATATTTCGTCACAAATGGTTCTTCATTCAATATTGTTGCACTTACATCAACTTGTGTTCCAAATACAAAATTATAGTTAGAATTACTTAAGTCTGATATATCAAATAAATAATAATCTCCTGTATGAAATGTCATCTTTGGTTGTTTTAAAAATATCTCTTCAAAAGGCATTCTTATATTATATACCACTGACCCTATGTATGTCATCGATGTTCTGATTTTATATGGTTCTAATTGACCATATTCTATCGCATTATAATTCATATAATAAATCGGCTCTCCTGACATTGTAAATGTTGTATATGATCCTTCTTGTCCTGGATCTCCTACAATTTTCTGGTATGGAATTAAAGATGATGATACATCTGGGACTGTTCCCATTACTAATAAATGTCCATTATTTGTTTCGTGAGATTGGTCAAATTTATATTGTATACCTTCTGTATAAGATGGGAAGTTAATTTTTGAAAACATATTCCATACTACATTATAATCGTCATTAATAAAATTATCACGCATCCATGCTGTAAAATAGAATACAGATTCACGACTAACATTTTCAGAAAGTAAAATACATGATGTTATAGTACCATTTTCGTCTTTTTCTTCAAACAAACTTAGCATGCCATTAATATATTGAAATTTATAGTTATAAAATAATTTGGTTGTAATTTGTGTAAATGTGGTACCATAATCATGAGATCTATACAAACGTAAATGTCCGTTATTATATTTTTCTTCCCAATAAGCATTCGCATCTGGATTAGTATGGTTATAACTTACATCATCATCATATAAAACCATATAAATATATTTACCGTCAGATGAAGTAACTTTGCTTTTCTCATAAAATTGTATACCATTGCTGTCTATAAGTGAACCATTATTAGGATCAAATGGTGAATAAAAAACATGATTTTTTGAACTATAAGTCATACGATTTTGTACAGCAAAATAAGGAGATCTATAAATAATATTTTCACCCGTGAAATTAGAAGAAATATCAATTGTAACATCCCCATAATAATAAGTAGTATCAGAAACAATAGTTTGTGTACCAGATATATCAAAATGATCAATACCAATTTGTCCAGAAAGATCAAACCGAATAGGATATTCAGAAGGAACATTTTGAAATTGATATGAACCAATATATAACCCAATTTCAGTAGGATATAATCCAGTTTCTAAGGTTATAGAAAAACTATTAAAATCATACTCATTATATGATAAATCATTATACGGACTATATTCTGCTGTTATAGTATTTGTTGACTTTAATATTTGATGAATTGAATTTGTAGATAATGCAACAGCATCCATTACAACTGCTGTTCTGGAACCATCTATTTTAGATATTCTATCCATTACAATTCTATTTGAATCGGACGATATAAACATATTATTATGGAATGCGTATTGATGATTATTACGATTATCGTGTACAGGTATTAAAGATATACTCTTATTACTTTCATTTCTTTGAACCCATTCACTTCCATTATAATCATATAATAATACTTCTCCTATATTTGTACTATCTCCACTATCATAACCAGGTAATGAAAACGCAAATGTTTGTCCATTATTTGATAGTTGTACTTTACAATAAGATGTAACTGACCCCCCTGATATATCTGTACCATACACAGTCTGGCCTAATTGATTCCATACTTGTGTACTTGTATTATATTCAAATATCTTTACATAATTTCTACCAGTTGTTCTATTATCTGCCACAGCACCTACTATAGTTCCCGAATCATTTATATCTACTGATATACCAAACCTATCACCAGTAATATCTCCAGATATATCAATACCTTTTTGTACCCATACAGTATTATCGTTCAAATATGTACCATTATAAGACAAATCGTAAACTCTCAATACTCCTCTATAATCTGGAGCATCCATATAACCTACCGCTAATTTATTACCATCTGATGATAATGAAAATTGACCTTCTTTAACATTTAATACAGCTCCTAGAGAAATAAAACTATTAGGAAGATGTCGATAGTTTCCGTCCGGATATCCATCTGTATTTCTTGTAGCACCAAATATATCCGTAGCATTACCAATACCAGCACCTTCAATAGCATCTGTTTCTTTCCATCTGTATGTTACTATACGATTTATATCCCGATGATCTATCCAAAGAAGAATTTTACCATTATCCGAAACAACTGAGTTACTAAAAGAAGTGTAATTTCCAAATGTACCCCATATAACTGCTTTGGGTGTCCAGTCTGTTTCATTAACAGACCATGTCCAAACTACAGTAGTACCAACCTGTGCGTGTGCAGTATTAGTGTTATTATTATACATAGTATAATCTTCTCCTTTTATATAATCAGAAACCCTTTGACTCCAATATCCGAAAGTATTATTTAATCCTCTACTACTTGCGATAGCTATCAAGTTTCCATTTGCGTCCTTTGATAAATGACTTAGTCCCCATCTTGATATATGCTTATAACCTGAACTACCGCCAACTTCATACCCCCCATGCCAACCACTTTCTGAATCAGCAGAAAACGGTTTTCCTTTTTGCGTCCAGACATTATTAATCAATTCATAAACAAGAATATAATAAGATGAGGCATGGGGTCCTAAGTATTTATAAACTGCTATTAAGGAACAGTCGCTAGTTGTTTCAAATGCTAGAACACCCGCATCAGTTCCATTAGATTCAATATAGTTTGTTCCTTTACGAACCCATTTATAATCAGATTCATCATAAATATTATATTTATTTCCTGTAAAATTGTCGGTATTAATGTAATATAACCCATCATAAGCAAATACTTTAATTTCATTACTTATATCTAATACAGTATAACCCATTCCTGGTATTGTTTCATCAAAATAATATATTAGTTCACCACTCACACTATAACTAGTAAGATCTAATGTTACTGATATATTCGTTCTAGTTACATGGTTTGATATATCTAATTCGCTAAAACTGTTATCAACTACTGTTCCAAAAAATAAATTGTAGTCTGTCATCGATGAATCAGAAATATCGAATGTATATGTCTGTCCAGCAGTAAAGTCTAAGATTGGTTGTGTATAATAATCGTTACTTACAGGAGATCGTATAGAATACACATTGTCTCCTAAAACGTTTTGAGTAACTTTTACTACATAACTCATTTCTTATATATATATATGAAATAAAATACAAAATTGAAAATAAAATTGAAAATAAAACATATGTATTCTGTATACATATATTCAATAAGACTACAATCAAATTAGAATAATAAAATGGGAAGAAGAAATGTTCAAGGTGGAAATAAAACAAAGTCTATGGCACGAAATTCTGGACGTCCAGAAAAAGATATTCGTGTCCCTGAAACTGAGGAAGAAGAATATGGAATTGTGACTGCGGTCAGTGGGAATGGTCGTTTTCGTATTACTTCTGAAAATAAAAAAACCTATATAGGGGTTTTGCCTGGTTCAATGAGAGGCAATAAAAAAAGAAGAAATTATGTAGAATTAAATAGTATTGTACTTATAGATAACCGTTCTTCATGGCAAACCGCAAAACAGTTATCACCTGCGGATATTGTTCATGTATATTCGTCAAACCATGTTCAAGAGCTGAAGCTCCATGAGAAATTTCAAGAACAACTTACTGAACATTTCAATAAAGGTAGCCAAATTGATAAGAATCTAGTGGTATTCGACAATAATGCTTCTATGGTAAATGAATCTGCGACACAACAACTCGAAGAATATGAAGAAGAAATAGAAAAGCAAGATGAATTCGATATAGACTTAATATAAACCCTCAAAGATATAAAAATTAAACAATGATATAAGATATTTCTGCGCACATTACTTCATCACATATCAAATCTATCTTAAAAACATTTACAAAAAAATTAGTGGCCATCATAATATTATAATTTTTCCTTTTCAATCTATCACAAACAATATACATAATCCCCCCTTTTTTCATATTTTTATATACACCAATTAGTTCACATAAACAACCTTCAAATGTAGGATCTCCATCAATAGTTGCCCAATCTATTCCTGTAGGAAATTTTTTATCAATTAATCCATTCTTTATCATTTCGGAAGATCTCATTTCACACCACTCTACGACCGGATATGATTTTATAATACGTTGCTTGTATTCGATACTAACCGGTTCATATAATGTATAGTTTTTTTCACAATTCAGATAATATTTTATGGATTTTTTTCTACAGGACTCTAAAGTAGTTGCCATTGTTCTTCCAGTACCAAAACCGGTTTCGAATATGTATTCTGGATTGTATTTACGTATTAGTTTAGACATATGAATTACTTGATACGAATTAATAAAATCATCACCGAATAATAAACTATAACAATAACTTCCTAAAACTCTACATGCTGGATAATATGTTCCTGTATCGTTTTCCATTAAACATATAACATTTTCAATAGACATGTGTTTAGGAATCATTTCATAACATAGTTCATTTTTTTTGGCCAATAAACTAAATATGGATTGTTCATCGTGATGTTTAGGCCCATTTGTTTTAGGTATCGGCATTACACCATGTTCATTATTTAATAAAGAATAATTACTACAATTTTCATACCATTCTTTTACTAATTTAAGGGTCTCGTCGCATTTTTCTATAAGCAAAGATTTTGTCTCAATTTGATTTGAATTATACTCTGGATGATCATACATGTCTAAATATATAACTAAATCTGGCTTACATCCTAAATTATCAGATATTTTTGAAAAAGAACATATAATTTTGTATTTATCCATATGTTTAACCAATTCCTCATATTCTTCTTTTGGATTCTCACAATCTAAATCAAATTGGCATCCTGCGTTTGCATAAAATAATTTTTCTCCATTTTCCATACGTAATAATTCTCTCAAAATCAAATACGGTTTCCAAATACCAAATCCGTACTTAAATGGATTATTTTTTACAAAATCCCGATGAACATCCCAAAAATCATCTAATTTTTCAATATCATCATCTTCATAAATAATAATTAAATCAAACATATTTAACCTTTGTACCTGTTTTTCTAAACGTTTAGTGGCTTGAATTTGTTTGCCACCCGCACCGAAAGTTATAAAACGATTCATTTATATAAGAAAATAAAAAAGTCATGAAAATATAGCACATTATAATATATATTCATGAAGTTCAAAATAGATTCTTTAGAGAAATTTCATCTAAAAATAATAGGTTTGATCGTTATCATTGTATTGTTTAGTATAATATATTTATTGTTAGATTCTACTCATTTTCAAGGGATAAATCCTATTCAAGATAAAATAAAAGACAACATTGTTGAAAATGAAATAAATAATGGAATAGAATCATATAAAAACTACCAAAAACAACAACTAGAAAAAAACGTAAAAGAAGTAGTGAAAGATGATGAAGACAAAATCGATAATCCATCTTCTCTTCAATTGCTTTTTGATCGACTATACTTTAGTACAATCACCGCTTGTTTACTAGGATATGGGGACATATATCCAGCAACAAATACTACTAAATTTCTGGCCGCATTTCAGTCATTCTTGACTGTATGCTTGATTTTATATTAATAATAATGAACTACATTTTTTGGTAATTATAGTGGAAATACTATAATCTGTTTCAATATCATCCGCTTTTTCGGTTACTGTTATAGACATATAATTGTCAATACTATTTATATCGGACAATCGTTTTGTTATTGAAGGAATTTTTTTCAATGGTATATTATAAAAAATCTGTGTACTGTTTTGTAATGGATTAAAAATCTCAATACCTTTGTACATGTTATGTAATAATTTAAATTTAGTATGGTCGGTATCTATTTTGAATAAATGTTGATTTGTTTTATTACAATATGTAAGATACAAACCAGAATCAGTATATTCGAATATATAATTTACAATTTCAATCGGTAACCATTTCATGAATGAAATATATAAACATAGTAAATATTAAAAATATCATTGTAATATTTTCAATAGTTATATAATAACACTGTAATGTAATAAAATTTTCATAATAAAATATATTGTCCTTACGAATTTTATATTAAAAATTACTTAATATTTATTCTAAACATTCTAAAATACATTTAGAATTTTTGATTTTTTCAAAAAGTAAATAAGTTTATAATTATTTATTATATAATTGATGAGTAATTTAGATTTAAATATAGAAAATTATGAACTAAAAGATCTTGAAAATTTTTTTCGTCTTAACTCACCATATAATGAGCAAGATGTAATAACAAAAGAGTCTGAAATCCGTATGTTACTTCTTTCAAGTGGTCATATTTCTCCTTATTTCAAAAGGGATCTTATCATATTTTTAGAAGAAGGAAAAAAAAGAATAATAGAAAACACTATAATAAAAAAAACACCAACTACTATATACAAACAAGAGCCTCCTATTCCACATGAATATCCTTTACCAAATATACCTCCTTTATCAAGAGCAGACAATGTAATTATCCAAAAACCTTATAAAGAATATAATGTCAATCCTCATAAAATCAACACAATTACTCGAACATTGAGTATTGATACTATTTTTCGAGAAAATTATGAATTTACTGAATCTACTGATTTTTTACTTAATTTAAATGAACCAATTAATAATGTCACATCAATTAAATTAGCTTCTATGGAATTACCAAATATGTGGTATTTATTCTCAAGTCAAAATAAAACAAATACATTCAAGATTAACTGCTTTAATATACCACCAGTTACAACAAATGCTCCATCGACTGACGAAGAATATACAATAACTATACCAGATGGTAATTATTCCTCTTTAGAATTTGAAACAATTATAAATAATATTTTTATAAATACTGGCGGTGGTCTAAAATACATTAAATTCGTTATTGATTCATACTCAGCAAAGGCTTATTTTCGATCAGCATTTAGTAATGAAGCTCCACATGATAACCCATACCAGAATAATATTTCATTTTATTTTACTTTAAATTTTGAAATATCAACAAAACCTATATCACAAACAGCAGGTTGGATTATGGGATTTCGAAAACTTATATATGAAGCAAATTACAACAATACTTATACTGATATCATATCATCTAATAATATTGATTACCATAATTATATAATTAGTGAATCTTTATTTGATTCAAACGATACTCTATATATATTCTTAGAATTAGATGATTTTCAAAGAAATTGTGTAACAGATAAAGTTATTTCTACAAATAAGTACTATATGGCTAATAATATTTTAGCAAGAATTACATTAAATTATGGTAAAAAAACAGTAATTCTAGATAATGGGTCTGATCTCATATTCAAAAAAAGAGAGTATTTTGGGCCTACTAAATTAGAAAAGTTTCGTATCCGTTTATTAGACAAATATGGATCTATAATTTATTTAAATAAAAGTGATTTCTCTTTTACTATTGAATTTGATCAAGTATATTCTTATTAGTATTATTTATAATATAATATTATATGTCACAAAAAGATTATATTCATAAAAAAAAGATAACACAAATATTAACTGAGAAAAATAAGCTAGGTTCAATATTAGAATCACAACAATTAACTAACTATAAATCACTCATTTTATCCAATACTATATTAAGTCAGACGGAAGACTTTAATCCATTAAACACATCTTTACAACAAAATACTATTTATAATACTATAACACCCTCTACTTGTCCTTCATTTATATTTTGTAAAAATACATTAAATCGTGTAAATCGTCAAGACTCATATAGAGAATTGTCATTATGCCGTCATAACAGTTCTATGAATAGTATAAATGATCAATATTGGAAAAACAAAAAGAACAACTTAATCAAACCAAATATTCCTTGTTTTCAACAATCAAAACTTCAATATAAAAACAAAATGTGTTTTTCTTAATCATATATATTTAGGAGTATAATTAAAATAATAAAATAATGTATATGAGATTATGGAATATTCTAATAATCTAAGAGAATCTACAAGTGCGAGTAATTCTGAATATAGTATGGATCGCAGGAAATTTACGAAAATGTTTACATATAAATCGAAAATTCCTGAAAACAAAGAACTTAAAAAAAAATTTATGAATAAAGATGCTAGTTCAGTATTACTAAACAAAAAATTAAAAAGTACATCAGAAGTTGTAAATCTTCGTAATAAACCATTCTCTTACACAACATCCAATACTACAAACGCAAATACAATAAATAGCGCATTAGGACGTACACGGTCATACGGGTATGTTGTACCATCGAAAAGTAATAAGGATTGAGAAAATTGTTAAATATGTTTTACATTAAATGCTATATTATATATTATACAATATATAGTATTTAATATTTAGTAACACTAATATGGATAGAATCGTAAATACAAAAAAAGATCGTACAAGTTCAAATGAATCAAACTACAGTATGGATAGAAAAAAATTTTTGAAAATGTTTAATAATAATGATAATTTACCAAAAAATAAAGAATCTAAGAAAAAATACGGTGATAAAGATTCCACTAGTGTTCTATTGAAAAAAAAACTCAAAAGTACATCTGTTAATATGGATAATGAGAGTTTTTCATTTACACCATTAACCCCTGGTTATGCTGTAAATAATCGTTTATCACGTCTTCGTTCTTCTGGTTACACTGTTCCACCAAAGTTCAAAATTATAGGATTTGAAGGAAATATTGCTATTATTGAAATAGAAATTGAGAATTTAGAACCGGAACCGGAACCGGAACCGGAACCGGAGCCTGAACCTGAACCAGAACCTTCTCCACCAGAACCTGAACCTGAACCTGAACCAGAACCTTCTCCGGAACCGGAACCGGAACCGGAACCTTCTCCGGAACCGGAACCGGAACCGGAACCTTCTCCGGAACCGGAACCGGAACCGGAACCTTCACCGGAACCGGAACCGGAACCTGAACCCGAGCCTTCTCCTGAACCTTCTCCGGAACCTGAACCGGAACCTTCTCCGGAACCTGAACCTTCTCCGGAACCTGAACCTGAGCCTGAACCTGAGCCTGAACCTGAACCTGAACCTGAACCTGAACCTGAACCTGAACCTGAACCTGAACCTGAACCGGAACCGGAACCGGAACCTGAGCCTGAGCCTGAACCTGAGCCGGAACCTGAACCGGAACCGGAACCTGAACAGGAACCTGAACCTGAACAGGAACCTGAACTGGAACCTGAACCAGAACCGGAACCTTCTCCAGAACCAGAACCGGAACCTGAACCTTCTCCGGAACCTGAACCTTCTCCAGAACCAGAACCGGAACCTGAACCTTCTCCAGAACCTTCTCCGGAACCTGAACCTTCTCCGGAACCTGAACCTTCTCCTGAACCAGAACCTGAACCGGAACCAGAACCTGAACCTTCTCCTGAACCAGAACCTGAACCGGAACCAGAACCTGAACCAGAACCTGAACCTGAACCAGAACCGGAACCTGAACCAGAACCGGAACCTGAACCAGAACCGGAACCAGAACCTGAACCTGAACCGGAACCTGAACCGGAACCGGAACCGGAACCAGAACCGGAACCAGAACCGGAACCAGAACCGGAACCTGAACCTGAACCTGAACCTGAACCTGAACCGGAACCTGAACCGGAACCGGAACCTGAACCGGAACCTGAACCTGAACCTGAACCAGAACCAGAACCTTCTCCAGAACCGGAACCTGAACCAGAACCTTCTCCTGAGCCTGAACCTGAACCGGAACCTGAACCGGAACCTGAGCCAGAACCTGAGCCAGAACCTGAGCCAGAACCTGAGCCAGAACCAGCAGATGAAATTCCACCGGTTGTTACTTTAATTGGAGATTCACCAATAAATCTGGAAGTGTTAGATATTTTTGTTGATCCAGGTGCGCTTGTTACAGACAATAAAGATATTAGTTATACATTGACAGATTTTTCTTACTCAATACCTTCTTTTATAGATAATACAATTGAATCCAGTTATAATTTAGTTTATACTGCGATTGATGAGGCTGGAAATGAAGCAATTCCCGTGACAAGAACAGTAACTTTTAATTTAATACCTTGGTGGGAATACAACTATACTAATGATTCGGGTAATATAGGAACAATGAATTTACAAGGAAATAATACATTTGATTATAAAGTGAAAAATATTATAGATAGCAATACCGATGTAAATGATACAATAATATTTAAAAATAATAATAATTTTAGTGTTAGTTCTAATTATACAGATACAAATACTAACAATGGGGATATAAAATTTTTCGGATTATTACCTTCCACATCAAATCCTACATCACTAATCATCGGTCATAGTCAAATATTCAGACATAGCACATCTAATAGTGGCATTACTATATTTTTCTCTTTTGAGATCGATGAGTATGATCCATTAAATGGTGCCCAAGATTTAGAAGCACCAGCGAATTCAACAAATCTCACAAATTGTATTTTTGTATTTGAAATTGATTCATTCCAACAACATACTTTTACATACGCTCAAGATAATCGTGGATGGAGAGAGGAATGGGATTTTTATAACAACCACATGTACTTATATGAAAGAAATACTTCTGAATTTTACAAAGTAGGTATTATCGCAAAAAAAAATGGTGATAATTTAACAACTGGAGACCTTGATGAATACATTAGTATGATTTGGGGAACAAATGTATCTACGAACACTCTACCATTGAATTACGGAGAAATTAAAACATATACCCAGTATGGTGATAGAAGAGATTATACTCTAACAAAAGTAAATTTAAAAGCTGACACTACAGGAATAAAAGAAAGAATATACCGGAAAGCACTTACTCTTCCATATTGGGAAATGCCTCAATATTTAGCAGATCGGTCTTACCCAAATTTGTCTAGTACATATTCAGATGTATATGATAATTATGGCGGATATTTTGAAACATCTACAGAACCAAATTTTCCCAATGATGAGACATATATAATTTACAATGGTGCCAATAATGGTACGAGTCAACTCCAAAACTATTCTTCTTTGAGTAATAAATACGTAACATTTTTATCTGATAGCATGAATCTGAATGATAATTCAAGTTTACCATATATTTTAGATAAGTATGTAATAAATATGTATCGTGAAGGTTGTATAATCCATTTCCCATATTATTTTAAAGGTATAAGAGAGGATAATCAAAGAACCAGCAGTGAAAAAATATCTTGTGTTATAGAATTTGATAGTAGTCTTAATCCAATAAGTTACTGGGAGAGTAATCTGATGGGTGGGAGTGGTGCGAGTGGTATAGTGAGGTTTTTCACAGGGGGAAGTAACGGTACTACCATTAATGTATCTGATACCGCCAATGTAGATTGGTATTTTTATGATAGAAATACAAAAGTATGTGGTAAATTAATAACTATAACACGGACAACTAATGAACAAATGAATAATGTTTTTACAACTGCTTTGTATCGTTTAATAAATGGTAAGCAAGATGATATTAATAGCAATAATATTACAGATATAAATGATAATCAATCATTGACTTTGAAATATAATACAATTGAGTTTGAAATAAATAAAATAGATAAATTTCCAGATAATTTCTATGTCACTTTTTGATGGATAGAACCATATTACCACATGGAAAAACAAAGAGAGAATATACCGTAAAACATAAAAATAATATTAAAGTAATATGATATAAAGAAATTATTATATTACTATATGTGTGGGTCACCACATTTCCGAATATAGCTCAGATGGTAGAGCACTCGACTGTAGTAGTTATGTATCGTTATCGAGCGGTCATCGGTTCGAATCCGATTGTTCGGAATCTTATTCATTATATAAACTATATATTGAATAATTATATCTTCTGAAAAATAATGAATGATTGATATTTGTCCGGGATTAAGTCATATGAACCCTCTTTTACTATATGAAACCCTATACTTTGTGCCATATCTATTATTGTATCCTTATCAGTCATGTACATGATTTTTTCGTTTTGTCGTACTATTTTTCCCTTTTCAAATGTTTCTTTATGTTGAATCCATTCATGACCGCTGAATTCATAACTACTTGAAAACTTATAATCTTCCTTCTCTATTATTGATTGTGTAACTCGGTCACTCGGCACAGAAAATGATTTCAAATGAGGAAATAAATCAGAGGAAGGAGTAATCATATTATATTTTTCCGGTACAACTATATGTATTCCCATATACCCCCCTATTCTCAACCAACTATAACAATATTTCAACAACGTATGTTTATCTTGAATCTCATATATTGTGAAATGGGTACATAAAATATGGGTAAACGTATCTTTTTCAAACATCATCGGATCAGAAATAGCATCCATACAAACGATCTCCCCTTTAAATAAATTGCTTTGTGCGGTTTCCACCATAGTTTTTGATGTATCCATACCAAAAATATGGTCAAACCCATTTGTCTCAAATTGTTTCAATAACTTCCCACTACCACATCCAATATCCAATATAGAACTGTCTGAATTAATTTTTGTATGGGTTATTATATTTTTATAGTCATCTTTACTGTAATCTTCGGATTTATATAAGTCGTCATATTCATCTACATAAAACTCGTCATATATTTCTCCGTTTTTTCTCAATATAAATGGACTACTTTGAAAAGGCTCTTTTTTCGTATTATCCACACTATATATACGGTATACCCATGTTCCACAGAGTATCGCCATTAATATAATTGTCAATTGAAATATCGTATCTTCTGAATCAAATAACATATTACTATTTCGTATATATTAAATACAAAGAGTTTATATATACTTTTCACTTAAATATTTCCTATATTTCTCAATTGAACACGAGTATGGTTATTAAATGTATCTCTGCCTATTGTAGATGGCAATCGATTTTGTCTAAATGTTTTTAATCCATTATTTGTGGAAAACAATCCAGGATGAGGATTCGGCCCTGGAACTGACGGAACATGTACTCTATATAAATCACTTCCACTATTCGGAACATATACGTGCTCATTTGAATGCTTTTGGACTTTATGAGCTTGATTTCGTAATTGAGACTCCAAGTCTATATTCGCATAATATGCGCCCGGGGGACCTTTTTGAGTTGCAGGACTGAAATTCGTCTCCACATTATGTAATGGCATTTGCTTTATTGTTTCTTCACTTGGTGCTCTTCTATCTACTACCGGAAAATGACTATATTTTGAGAGTACTGGGCGAGAACTAAAATTTGGTGCTAAAGGTCTATCTGAAAATTGTCGTGCTTGAATACGTTCGTTTAATTCATCTACTCTCTCATTTTGTCCATATAATATACCTGATGGTACTCCATATAATTCCATAATCTATATATTTCCGTGTATAAAATAGTTTTGATGTTTTTTGCCTAAAGTAGTTTTTTACTTTTATTTTGCGTTTTATGATTCATTTTCAATATATAAAAATAATGTATTCCTATTATTTATACAATGAAAACGGTATGTGCTTCATGTACAGCAGTTGATTATGAAAATCCAATATTGTCTTCCAAAAACAAAAAACCTTTATGGCTAGATAAAATCGATTATGTCTCGAATTTTATTGAAAATCATTCTTCTTTTTCAATCTACAAGCCTTTAAAATATGATCAAAGAATAGAATTAAATTTAGGAAAAAGTCACGCAGGTAAAAAAATATTGTATTGGGGTGCCAACCCAAGCAATTCTCTTCATATTAAAGGAGCAAAAGACGCATATAATGGATTTGAAAATAGAGGTGTGTCCAAGATCGATTCTGATGGAAAAGTAAAAGTATATTTACAATGTCCTCAGCCTTATAAAACTACTAAAAAGGGGAGTCACAAGGAAGAAACTTTTTATCGTCATTTTCATTTTGTATTCAGCAATAAACAAGGTGACAAATGGTCTACACAATTACGCACTCAAATTATGATATGCGAAAAAGATTATAAACAACTCATGTGTGAATTAGACAGTGGTACGAGTGTGATTATCAATGCGTTACCTAGTCAATATTACGCACAAGATCATATTCCAAATTCATATAATTTATATAATGATACGCTTAAAAATATGTCTTATAAAGAAACGATTGATTGGTTTACATATGTAGTAAAATTACACTATCCGGTAATATATAGACAAATACAAATGAATTCTCTCAAAATCGAAGAAGTTCCAATAATTTGTTATTGTGCACATAAAGATTGTGACGCAGGATATAAAACCGTGATTGAACTATTGAAAAAAGGATTCGTTCGAGTAGATGAATATAAAGGCGGAATGAAAGAATACAATAATAGAACACTTTCGAGAAGATAATAAATATATTTATTTTATATTCAATATATTTATGATTTCAGAAGACACTGAATTAGAAGACGTAATATTGAATTTAAAAATGATATCAAAAATAAAACAAAATAATAAATTAGTTATCATTAACAAAACTCTTCATGTAGATCAACGACTATTACAACCCGTGTTTAGATGGTATACAGCAGACAATAGATATGATACAGTAAACTTTATTACAAGTGTAATCAATCACGCATTAGATAATACATTACATGTGAAACATCCAGTATTTGATGTAGACAAAATGAAAGAAGAATTGTTGTCTACTATCCAAGGTCTAGAAAACTTGAGTGCTACTTATAAACTTGATAATCTTATTGTTTCCAAAATCGATATTTTGATCGATAAAATTAACAAGATTTGTGTGTGATTTTTATGACAGTTTTTTAGGCGATAACAAAATATTGTCGTTTTAGGACAATATTTGAAAATTTAATTTATGAATTTATTGTATAAATGCCTGATATTATAATAAATGAAAAACATGATTTTAACCAGGATTGTTATGAGTTGAATCCCATTCCTAAACCATCATCATCATCATCACCAAGTATATTGGAATGTGATGTTAATATTATAGTAACTTTATTTTATAGAATATTAGACGGTAAGCACGATTTTGGAGGTGGTGGTGCTAGTGATCGTTCTTATATAAGCAATTCTGATTGTAATAATACTATATTTATAGAACAGTTGAAATCTTTTTTGGAATACATAAAATCACAACCTCTTGATTATAACGGTCCATTTTCTTTTAGAAAAGAATTAATTGATCCTAACGATTCAGCAAATAATAAGATATTATTGGAAAAAGATGCCAGTTTCTCTGCCAATAGTATTCATGAAGTATTTGACTTTACTACTGGTTTAATTAAGAATGGTAAGGATATAATACCCTATAATGAAAATCAATGTATAAAAATAAGTCTATTACAAGATGGTAATGAAATTGTTTCATATCAAATACAGAGACCATTTTACGGAGAATATCAATTGATTCCTACAAAAAAAATTTTAAAACCCCACCTCGTCCCCGCCCTTGATAATTATGAACTAGAAAGATTAACAGATGATGTCAAAACGCATGGAAAACATGCTATTTATTGTATAAAAGTAGGAGATAAAGATAATTTCAAAAAAAATCTCAAAAATAATACGGATGGTATAAATGAAAAATTAGATAATATATTTCATTTTAAGAGTGCTTCCCACACAGTAGATGCTACACATATAAGTAATGACATAAGAGAACCACTATTTGGAGACATAACACTACAACTACGAAATAAAAATTCTGAACATATTTTTGGAGATAATCTTGATCCTTCAACAGCTAAAAATGGTGTGAAAATAAGAAACATAGAAAATTTCAAAAATAGATTTCATTTTTGCTTTATAAAAAATACAAAAATCGATATAGAATTAGAATTATTACCTCATAAGAGAATTGGAATAAAATTTTATAATGTGACGACTACGGACGTATCAAAACAGAACGTATCAAACCAGTTTATTTTACCTAACATGACTCCCCCATCTGTGTCAGATATATCATTATTTATATATAATCAGTTATTAGAAGGTAAATCTGTATGTAATTTACTATCCATTTTTGGTATAATAAAAAAACATGTATTAAAAAGTAGTACAGATCCTACTGTATATTACGGCGAGTTATTTTCTCAAATAGTATATGCTATACAAGATATAATAGGAACAGGAACAGGAACACAGTTGTCTAGTAAAGAAGTTATAGTTATATTAACATGTTTAAAAACGATTGGTGATCAAATTCGTTTGATTGATACTCAAAATTTAACAAAATATATAAGTACAGAATCGTTTTGCTTAACATTAGATAAATTTCTATTCGACTATGGTGTAGCTTCTAAAAAAGTTTATCTATTAGGGGATTCTCCTTCTGTACAAAATTTTGAATTAATAGTATATCATAGATTTTCGGAACAACAAGAAGAACTACGTTTTGAAGAATATAAAAAATTTCTACTAGAATCAATAGTAAAGGCAAAAGAACTAAAAATAAATGATAAAAACCCTTTTCAAAAATTAATTAATGAATTAAAAAAAAAAAGTATCATAGATAAAGAATTAAATGAAAAATTAATTACTGAATTAAAGGAATTAGAAGAAGTTGGCAAAGGTGAATCAGAAGAAGTTGGCAAAGGTGAATCAGAAGAAGTTGACATAGATGAAACAAAAGTTGACATAGATATGAGTATTATTCAAAGTGCTAAAAATGATATTGAAAAAATAATAAAGGAGAAAGAACAAACAAATAAACGTGAACATTACATGGATGAAATTGATAAATACAATAAACATATTATTGAACATAGTATTAAAGGTAATACTAAATATAGAATTGACTCTCTTTTACGTATAATAAAAGAAAATGTACCAACAAAAAGCTTAGGCAGAAGACAAAATATTAAAGATATAATGATTGGAAGTAGAACACAATCTGAAATAATAGGTCAAATTAAAAAATTACTATATGATTTTTATTGTATTTTTTTAGCTGAGTTCAGTCATCTCAAAAATTTAGATAATAATATCTTAGAAGGTATTGTTACATTACTATATGAAGAACTATATGAAGAACCTCCTACTATTGAAGAAGAACCTCCTACTATTGAAGAAAAATTTAAAAAACTAACATTTTTAGTTAACAGCATTAAAGGTTTAAAAGATGATCCTTCTTTTAGTGATGAAGATAAAGAAAAATTTAGAAAATTTAAAAAACATATCACCGCTCCAAGTAATTTCATATTACAAATTAATGATACTGTATATCGTAAAGGTATGGTGAAAAATTTATTAATAGATACAAATATAGATAAAATAGACACTATAGAGACTATAGAGACTATAGATTATGATAGTAAAGAAGGAGGTTATCAAAGAGGAGGAGGTACGGAAGTAGAGGTTAATAAAATATTAGATTCTTTATATTATATAATTGGTGTTGATTTGACAAAAGTAGATCTTAAAGGAGAAACAAACTATATACAGTTGATTGAAGATGATATAATTAATTTCATGGATTTATGTGAAATTTACATTAAAAATTATGGCTATGACCATATGATAAATATTTTATGGTGGATTGAGTCTGATAATACAGCAAAAAAAAATGTAAATAAAATAATAGGGAAAGCTCAAATATATTTCAACAAATTAAAAAGTAAGAACGACTATAAAGATATAGAATTTTATATTAAACCTCCTTCCAGTGGATTATTTCCTCCTCATCCTCCTTCCGGTGGATTATTTCCTCCTCCCAGTGGATCATATCCTCCTCATCCTCCTACTACTATTCCCGGTAAATTACCTGAGAATTATGCTGAAGCTGAAGAAAATAAAAAAAGGATAGATATAATAAGTGCTGAAAATGAAAAAATAAAAGCTGAAAAAGCTGCTGCTGATGAAAAAGCTGCTGCTGATAAAAAAGCTGCTGCTGATGAAAAAGGTTATACTACTACTGAATCTGTTGATGGTAATGAATCTGATGGTTCTGTCACCTCCTTTCGTCCAACCAAACTACGCCATCAAGCCAAACAAGCCTCCTTCATTATAACTAAAAATGATTCGCAGAGTAAATCATCTGATGGTTCTAACCCCTTTCTTCAAGACCGTGAAGCCCGTCTAGCCAATCAATCTAACCCCTTTCTTCAAGACCGTGAAGCCCGTCTAGCCAATCAATCTAACCCCTTTCTTCAAGACCGTGAAGCCCGTCTAGCCAATCAATCTAACCCCTTTCTTCAAGACCGTGAAGCCCGTCTAGTCCTCTCCGCTATAAAAGAAGAAGATTCTAATGTACATATGTATGATTCGCAGAGTAAATCATCTGATGATGAATATGAAGGTAGTACATCGCCGGGTAAATCGAAACGTGAAAAAGATTTTAAAAAAGGAGTAGATTTGGATAAAGCACATGATAAAAGAGTGGAAGGTAAGATACAAGAAAATTATGAAAAAAGACAATCCAAGATTAATTCTAATAGAAAAACACCTTCAAAAAATATGAAAGTATCATCAGGAGGAAGTAAAACCAAAAAGAATAGACCCAAAAAATACAAAAAGCACTCCACACGTTCCAAAAAAGTGTCAAAAAACAAAACGAGAAAGCGTCATTCAACACGTTCAAAGCGTCAAAAGAAAAAGAAGTCTCAATAAATTGAAAATTGAAACTATATGAATATATTTTTTATAATCATATATCCTCCTCACTTTTATAATCTTTTAATATGGTACAACTTCGTGACAAGCCTTACTCCGAAACCTCGGAATATAATCCCCATTTTGAAAAATATCCCTATCCACTCAGTTCATTCCAAAAGCACGCTATAGAAGGTATTATACAAGACAATCATGTATTAGTCACCGCACATACTGGTTCTGGAAAAACCTTGCCCGCCGAATTTGCGATTGAACATTGGGTCGCAAAAAATAAAAAAGTCATTTATACTAGTCCTATTAAAGCTTTATCTAATCAAAAATTTTATGAATTTACCAATAAATTTCCACATATTTCTTTCGGACTATTTACAGGTGATATTAAAACAAATCCAGAAGCGGATGTACTTATTATGACAACCGAAATTCTAATGAATCGTTTATTTAACCATAGCTCCGAAGAAACCTTAAACGACAATATTCTTCAATTCCAAATGGACTTCGAAAACGAATTAGCCGCAGTCATTTTTGACGAAGTTCACTATATTAACGATCTAGATAGAGGCCAAGTATGGGAAAAGACCATACTGATGCTACCAGACCACGTTCAAATGATTATGTTATCCGCTACTATGGACAAGCCTGTACAATTTGGTGAATGGATTGAAAAAAACCACATCAATAAACAAGTATTTGTATGTCCAACCAATCATCGTGTCGTACCACTATCTCACTACGGATTTATGGCTATGGGAGAACACGAATTCAAACAAATCAAAGACAAATCACTACAACAAAAAATGCGAAAATATACAAACAAACCTTTACGTTTAAAAGATAGCAATGGAAAGTTTTACCCAGAAGCCCATAAAGAAATATTAAACATGGACGATTTCATTCACAAACAAAGAGCCCGAATAAACCGTAAATTCGTTCTAAACAATCTAGTGAAATATCTAAAAGAAAATGATATGTTACCAGCAATTTGCTTTGTATTTTCCAGAAAAAATGTAGAAACTTGTGCGAAAGAATTAAACGTCGCATTATTAGAAGAAGATAGTAAAATACCATACAATGTAGATCGTGAATCCAAACAAATTCTCAGACGTTTGCCAAATTATGAAGAATATATGAGACTTCCGGAATTTACGAATCTCATTGCTTTACTGGAAAAGGGTATTGGAATACACCATAGTGGAATGATTCCTATATTACGTGAAATCGTAGAACTATTCATCAGCAAAAAATACATCAAAGTACTATTTGCCACAGAATCATTCGCCATCGGTTTAGATTGTCCTATAAAAACGACCGTATTCACCGGTATCACAAAGTTCGATGGAGATAATCATCGCTTCCTACATTCTCATGAATATACACAAATGGCAGGACGTGCGGGTAGAAGAGGTATTGATACAGTAGGATACGTAATACATTGTAACAATCTTTTCCGACATCAACCCTCTCAAAATGAATACAAACTTATGATGGGTGGAAAACCACCTTCACTGTTTTCCAAATTCAAGCTCGATTATAGTCTGGTATTAAGTGTATTAAAATCAAATAATGAAACGACTATCCAAGAAATCTCATCATTCATTGAGAAAAGTATGTTTTATGATGAATTACAAAAGGAAAAAGAAAACGCAGAAAAAGAATTCAAAATCGAAAAAGAAAAATTTGAAAAGAAAAAAGAGAATTCAGAATTTCTAAAAACCCCTAAAGATATTTGTATGAATTATTTGGAAAAAGAAAGTTCTTTAGGAAAAATCCAACAGAAAAAGCAAAAACAAATTCAAAAAGATTTAGAGAAAATGATCGAAGAAAATCCAGATCTTTTAGAAAATGTAAAATTCTGGAAAGAATATGATAAAAATGAAAAAGATTTAGGAGAAATGAAAAACCGATTATTGATGTTAAATAACTACATAAATGACCAAATTACTAGATTATGTACATTATTAGAAGAAGAAGGTTTTGTAATTATAGAAGGAGACAAAATTAGTTCTACTACAAACGGAATTATAAGTAGTCATGTAGCAGAAGTTCATGGACCAATATGGATCAAATGTATGGTAGAAAAATGGAATTATTTTGAAAACTTTAGCACAAAACAATTAGTAGGTCTATTTTCATGTGCTTCGGATGTAAAAGTGAGCGAAGAATACAAGACAAATGTAGTAAAAACGGATGATGTCTTTTTGAAAGATCGAGTGATGGAAATGAAGCAAATGTATGATTTTTATGAAACAGAAGAATTCAAAAGGGATATACGTAGTGGTTTAAGATATGAAGAAGCATTCTCATTTACAGTAGTAGAAGAAACAATGAAATGGTGTGATTGTGAAAGTGAAGAACAATGTAAAGAATTCATATCTAGTGAATTGATACCCAAAGGAATATCTTTAGGAGATTTTACCAAATCGATTTTAAAAATCGCTACAATATCAAAAGAATTGCGAGCACTATATGAATTGGAATATTGTAATACTCAAACAGAATGGCTTCATAAATTGACATGTATAGAAGAGTTGGTATTAAAATATATCGCAACCAATCAAAGTTTGTACGTTTAATATATAGAAGAATTTTATTGTAAAAATGATTCAAAATTCAACAGAAGCAACTTTTTTTAACATAACACCTTCTCCTAGAGACGATCGTGATTTCAATATTGATGTCATTTTTGAAGACTCTTATAGATACCCACATTTACTAGATTGGAGTAAATATTTGAAAGAAGTTCAAAACCAAGGGGTCCAAGGAAGTTCTTTAGCACATGCCGCAACTTCTATATTGGAATGGAAAGAGAGAAAATTAAATAAAAGAGAACTACATTTTTCAGCACAATTTCTGTACAACAATCGCAATGATAATAAAGACACATTAGTTTGTGGTAGAGACATGATGAAATTATTATTGTCAAAAGGGTGTTGCTTGCAATCAAAATGTCCATATGGTAAAAAATATACCAAAACTACAGAAGCAATGATTAAAAACGCAGAAAAATATAAAATCAAAAGATATGCTCGTGTGAATACAATGTCCGGACTGAAGTGTGCTCTTAGTGTTTTTGGGCCTTGTTTGATTACATTCCCTGTTTATAACCATACATCATCTATGTGGAAACAACATACTGAAGAACAAAAGTTAGGTGGACATGCGATGGCTGTAGTAGGATATTCGCTAAATGGATTTATTCTACGAAATAGTTGGGGAAAACATTGGGAAAACAACGGTCTTTGTATGTATCCATATGAAGACTGGGGGTTACATTTTGAAGTATGGTGTGTTGGCGATGTGGAGAGCTTTGAAACATGGAAAGATTACAATGAATCGAATTTGAAGAAGTTTGCCCGGAAGTATTTATTACCAAGGGAAAATCCCATAAAAACACTTGTAAAACCTTTCAAAGAATCCATGCTGACTCTATTTTTAGATGACCCGAAAGAACTATATAGATACAAGCAAACATTGGACGAAGAAGAAGTATCTAATAATTCTTCCCAATCTGGTAATGATATGGCAGTGAATATGGAACCCGGGGAAGATAACGTGAGCTATGAAAATACATTTAGAAATAGTACACAATCCGTTAATAATGAGAGTAATACTATGAGTAAAAGACTTTCCGGTTATGGAAGTACAATAAAAAATTCTTTTAGTTATGGTGGTAACAATGAGGATGATGAATAAACTTAAAAACACATTGTCGAATATTATATACGATAATGTGTATTTATATAAAACGCTATTTAGGTTTTGCGTTTCTTACGAGAACGCCTTCTTTTTCGTGATTTCTTGGAAGACTTTTTTCCTTTTCGAGTACGTTTACCTCCCTTAAATACAACTCCCGCCTCTTCTGCTAGTCTACATCCTGTTTTTTAAGTTTTTGTCCATGATAAATACCTGGAAAACCAAAATAAATTATTATTTCAAAATAGAAAAGATTAATACAAATTCTCTAAACTATAGGCTACGCTTTCATAAGGATGTTCTAGAGTATGATCTCCATCTGGGAATTGTATGTCTCGAAAATGCTTAGGATTTTTATTGTATTTCGATTTTAACCATTTGCCATCATCCTTTCTTTTATAAATATAATTGTCAGTATCCGGATTGGCAGGAATGGATTTAGAAACTTTAGAAGAATCTACCCTTTCAAAGGATTCTTGGATAGATTGAGAGAAATCCTCAGAATACGTTTTCTGATATACATGAACTTTCTCATGAATCAACAATTTACAAGTTTCGTCAATATTTCGTCGTTGTAGGTCTTTATTGTTTAATAATATAACATCTCCTCGAGTATGAGGCAATCCATTTTCATAATATTTGTCGCATGTAAAGCCAATAATCCATTTCAAATCCAACATCTTTCCAATATGGACACCTTCGGCTACGTCATTTCTACTATTTTGTAATTTGGTTTCTATCTTCTTAATACAAGCTAAAATTTTTTCTTTATTTTCTTCTGTACCATCACATCCGGATTTCGAAATTTTTGCTAAATAATCTTTTAAATTCTTCGATTTTCGAACTTTGAAATCTGTTTTATGAAAAGTTTGATAATAATGATCCGTATCATTGTTTAATATTTCTTGTGTTTGAGAGTCTATTAAGAACTGTACCTTGTCAGTACTTTTTATCATTTTCGAATAAAAAAAGAAATACAAAGCAGCACCGAAAGATAAAAATGCTAAAAAGAGAAATAAAAATTTCATAGTAAAAATACGATGTAACGAATATAGTTTATCAATCATTATACACTATATACTTATGATAATATTCACAGCTCACTTCGTTCGCTGAAATATCCGTCTTTTAGAATCTATTTCCTAGTATTTCGAACACGAAAATAAGTCATAGGATGAAACCATCCAGAACTTATAGAAAAATGATCCGCACCGGTTCGTCTATAATTCTCAATATCATAAGAACTCTTAATGCCTCCTCCTCCAATAATTTCTACATCCGGATATTTTTGTCTCAAATATTGAATATTTTTCAAACTATAAGATTGAACTGTAATTCCACTTAATCCTCCTTCAGGTACTGCTACAGTATTTGAACAATGGAACTGTCTAAAGCCTTGATTATAATATTCATCCATTTGCTCTTTTGAGACATTCGGTGATAATTTCACAATACACCATTTTCGTTTCTCATTTATAAAACCGTCTATTTTTGTCATATTGCCACTTTTATCCACATTCGGACAACTTACATTAATTTCAATATTTCGTTCTTCTGGTATTTTTTCAATCAATGATTTAATTTCATTTTCATTTATGATTGCTATAGATATAATATGGTTGCTAGGTACGTTATGTAGAGCCCATTCGATTCCTTTGTTTCGTAATCCGATTTTGTTTACCCAACCTTTATATTTAGGAAAATAACGTAATGTTTTCAATAATTGATACCATAATCCTTCTCTAGGTTCTAATGTAAAACTTCCATAAACACGAATCATATTTGGAAATGATAAATAATTCCCAAATGGAGGGCTAATAAAAATCATTTGTCTTATTATAATACAATAAATGAATTTATATTTATTATATTATAGTAATCAATTCAAAGTAAACAAGTACAAAAATTGGTTCACACTTTCTAACATATCATCTCGTATAGTCAATAAGTCGCTATCTTTTTTCTTGTAAAAAATTTGGTCTAAATCAATTAAAAATTGACGGAATTCAAAAATCTTGTCTTTAAACGAAGCCTTGTCGTTAAAATCATAAAGAGTCATTTTTTGTTCGACCATATGGATACGTTTGGAGTTTTTTCCCATAAGAACCTCTACAAAACGGTCTGTTTGATCAGACAATTTTTCATGTAAATCATCCGTTGCCTTATGTTGCGAATATGATTTTGTTTTCCAATGATATAACTTTATAGAATTCAATATTTCAAAAAAAGTTTTTATCATTTTTGCTTTCTTTTCATTAGGAATCTTTGAGGTATTTTTCTTTTTTCTAAATGTTTTATTTTGTCTTTTATGATTCTTTTTGGTAGCCATATATATTGATTCTATATATTATACACAGATACGATAATATGGAGACGTCATTGCCGTCGGACTAATTCGTAAAAATTTACATATTTGACCAGGTCTTAGACATATAGCCAATGCTTGTGGGTCAAATCTAGATATTTCTGGCAATTGCGAAAAGCTTTCAATAACATATTTCGTTTTTAATTCATCAATTTCACGTTCATTCATAATACTTACTTTTGGTACTAAATTATGTTCGAGTATATTAAATTGTAGTCGTTTCAAATTATGTATAACAATAAATATATTCAAAGTTTCATATAAATATTTCAGATATGCCATTATAGTATCATTCGGTTCTGAGTCTACTACAATACATAAACAATCGGTTTGAGTCAATGTATCACTATATGTGAATAAATCATCTGTAATATTATTGATTAAACTGGAATTCAATGTAGTTCCTTTTGTAATATACTTGATATATGTTTTGGTGGTTAAAATTTTTTCTCCTTCTTCATTTTTTTTATGCGTTAAGAGCATATCTAGCTGATCATTATTGATCATCGCATCAATTTCATTTATACTAAATCCACCATAATCTGAAATATCATATCCATAAATAGACTCTAATATATTGAGTAAGTTCGTTCTGGACTTGTAGATCTGAGCGATATAATTTCGTACCGACATACTTATAATTAATTATATGATAACTATTTATTATATTATATAATTCAATTTTAAAAGATTCAATTTTATTCTTCTTTACTGATGATCCAATTTTTGTTGTTAAAATCCATAGGTGTTTCTTTCTGAATAGAAGGTTGTATTGGTGTTGGTATTTGAGTATGTGTTTCTTTATCATAAAGTATATTTAATGGTTGATTTTGCGATGTATTCATATCTTGGTTTGGAACATTATTTTGTTCCGGTCCGATATTAGACGTTGTTCCTTCATTTACAGATTGGTCAGATCCTCCTTGATTGAAGATTTTAATATTAACACTAGGTTGGTTTGGATTGTTTATTGGTGGTTGTTGACATTCCGCCGTTGGTTGGTCTAAAATGATAGGTTCTTCAGAAAAATGGGGATGGAATTGTATTTTTCCTAAAGGTGTTTGATCCATAATATTTGGAACTCGAATATCTTTATCTTCTACAATTTTTCTTGAGTCTTGTACACCAATATCATCTGTGTCAATTGTGTCAATTGTGTACGTGCCATTGTCATTGATATTTATTATTGTCCAAATACGGTTTATCTTTTCATCTCCATTCAAGTATACTTTTGTACCAATATCTTTAAACCCATCTCCACCATATTGTGGAATTGGTTGACTTTCATCTTCTACTGATATTGCTTGTGAAGATTCATCAGGAATATTAATATCATCTTGTACAACTTGATCTTCTGGTGATAAATAATTTGGCGGAGGTCCGTCAGGAGATGGAGGTTTACTTGTATCTATTATTCCTAATTTTTCATTTATACGAGCTTGTAGAGCCCTTTTACGGTTTTCTAAATCATAATTGCTATTCAAAGCACGTTTTTCTTTATCACTAAACAATCGATATATTTCCTTTTCTTCTTCTGTATATCCTTGTACCTCTAATTCAGGATATAATCCTATCATTTCTCTTGGGATCGTTTGAGTAGGATCATATGATGATATTGGATTAGTCTCATTTTTATTTTCTAAACTAGATTTAATTTGGTCTATAATCATTTGAGGAGTCGCATTTTCTTGTTTCAACAATAAATCAATATTTTTGGAAGACACCATATGATCGAATTGTTGTACATTGTCATCTGTAATGATTCTCATATGTACATTTATTGCTTGTAATTCTTGCATAAGTAACTTCATCGAATATGGTACATGAACCATACTAAATTGCCGTCCATGTTTAGTAATTTGTCTTACTTCAATGTCATTGTCTCGTTCAATTGAACCTGTGTATTGTAGTGGCCCATCTGCGGCAGGACTAATCATTAAATCTTTAGATTCATTATAAATCGCTATCATACCCGTTTTATTACATATCGCTAATCTATAGGCGTCGGAACGATCCATCATACTCTCTTGTAAGAAATGATTCAATCCGTGAGAAATAACTGCGTCACGTTCCATTTCTCCTATACGAAGACCACCATCATTTGCTCTACCATGTACGGGTTGTCTTGTTAAATTTGTCATAGGGCCACGAGCACGAAAGTTTATTTTGTCCTTTACCATATGTTTCAATCGCATGTAATACGTAGGTCCGAAAAAAATGGATGCGTCAAGTTGTTTTCCAGTTTGGCCATCATACATGATTTCATCTCCATTTGAATGAAATCCGTGCTTTGTCAATACTTCCCCAAACATTCCCAATTTATTTTCTCTATTATAAAATGCGGTACAATCTCCAAGAACCCCTTCCATAAGACTACTTTTTCCAACAATACATTCAATCATTTGTCCTAAAGTCATTCGAGATGGTAGTGCGTGTGGGTTTACAATAATATCTGGTCTTATACCGTTTTTTGTAAATGGCATATTTGCTTCTGGTATCACCATACCAACTGTTCCTTTTTGTCCAGCACGGGACGCAAATTTATCACCAAATGTTGGAATACGTTCTTCTCGAATTCGAACTTTGGCAATTCGTTCTCCTGCTTCTCCTTCAGTAATAAACGATTTATCTACAATACCGAGTTGTCCTTTTTTCGGAACTTTCGAACTATCTTTTCGTGTATTGAGTGTAGAGTCTAATAATGTGGTCTGTCCAATCAATACTACTTTGTCGTTTATTACAGTATTTTCATTAATTAATCCATGTTCATTTAATTGACTATAGTCGTAATCCGGTTTTACACCTTTTACATCAGTATAATCGGATATTTTTCCAAATGTTTTTTCATTAATTACTGTATCATGTTTAATTTCTTTTTCTTCGTGTGAAGAATATGTAGTATAGTATGTAGTTCGAAATAGTCCTCTTTGTAATGCGGATTCATTAATTAAGATAGCATCTTCTACATTATATCCAGTGTAACACATAATAGCAACCATCACATTTTCACCATAAGGATTTTCTTCATTGTTAATGTATTCTAAATATCGTGACCGAACTATAGGTATTTGTCCATTATTTAGAACTACAGCGCTTTTATCCATTCGTACTTGATAGTTTGTACTGTATAATGAACATGCTTGTTTGCTTTGTCCACATGAAAATGAATTTCTGGAACAAGGATTATGTTCTAAATAGTTGATTAAATTACACATGACCCCATATGTAGTGGAAGGATGTAATTCACAATGTGTATATGTAGAGGTTGTAGTGACTTCTTCGAAATTCATCGCAATATAAGATGATTCTGTTTCTTGTGTATCTAAATATTCCATAATTGATTTCAGTTTCGTAATATTGTCTTCTTTTGGTATGGCATATAATTCTTCCCAATTGTAGTAGTGCTCATCATAAATATCAAAATCTCTCCTTTTTTTTTCGTGAAACCCAGTCATAATCTTTTTCCAAATTTCTGTATCGGTAGAACTTTCTAAATGTTTTTCAATAGTTTTCCATTCTGATTTTTGAAAGCTAAATTGTCGATCTTGATCACAATAAAAGATGGGTCGACATAGACGACCTCCATCACAGCAAACGAATACGGTATTTCTATCAATATCAAATGAAATACTGGTAGTAAGGGGGATCAATCCTTGTCTACGATATAGTTTAGTAGTTTCAATCATTGTTTTTGGGTCGGCAATACAACCAACCCAATAGCCATTAACAAAGAGTTTTGATAAATTTCTTAAATGTATTGGTAGCGATTGAGTGAGTAATTTAATTGAAAAATGTTTTTTCAGCCATTCAATCATTGGTTCACGAGATAAGGAATTCGTCACTTTAGACATAATCGATAAATGTTTGTGTAATCCTACATTGCCTCCATCTGGTGTATCTATAGGATCTACTATACCCCATTGTGATCCATGTAAAATACGAGGACCGATTAATTTAACACTAGAATCCATAGGTAAATTTGTTTTACGTAAATGACTTATGAATCCATTATGTGAGAGTCGATTCATATCTTGAACGACGCCGACGATTTTTGTGTGATCGTATGCTCCCCATCGGCCTTTAAATGCTTTTCTAAAACCTTCTTCAACCATACGATTTGAAAACGCTTCTTGGTATTTACGATAAATCATTTTACTGAGATCAGAATATGTACTTTTACCAAATTCATAACGATGTTCAAAGAATTTTTCGATATATTTTTGTTGTTGTGTGTAATATTCACGGAACAAGTTTTTCATCATAGGTCCAATTAATTGTAGTCGTTTATATTTGTAACTATCACGTTCGGTTTCGGGTTCTAAGCCGGTTGCTACAGATAGTAGTCGATTCACAATATATCCTAAATAATATGCCTTTTCAATAAAGTTATTTTCACCAATATGCGGTAAAAAGTAATCCGCTAGTATTCGCATAGTACGTGTAACTGAGCGTCCTTTTACAAACATAGAAATATAATGAATAGCATCATATTGTGTAATAATAGGAGCTGCGTCATGGATACTCGCTTCTAAATAAGGAACAAATAGAGGTTGTACATGATCTTGTAACAAACAATATGAGATAATATCTTTATCAGTCAATACGCCTAACGCACGAAATACAATAAAGAGTGGTATTGGTTGATTTCCTGCGTTGGGAATAAATACACCAATATTATTTTTTTCGGATTCAGTTATTTGAGAAAGAATACGAACGGACAATTGACGAACCGGTTTAGATACATTTTCACTAACTGATTTAATATCTGCTGAATACGAATATTTTTCATCACGGTCTTTATAAATATTAATCATATTATCACCAAATGATTCTTGAGGAATGACCACTTTTTCATTTCCGTCAATAATAAAATATCCTCCATTATCATTGAGACATTCACCTAAAGAAAAACGCATTTTTCTAGGCAAACCATTTAATATACATAAATTTGATTGAACCATAATGGGGAATCGTCCAAAATATAAATTTTGAAACCGCATTTTGATAAATTGTGTATTACTTTCTATATTGCTCAATGTGTTATCTCTCATTTTCGCATATTCAGAAGGAGTATAATCTTTTTTTAAATTTTGACCATTCTCATCGGTTTCTTTAAGTTCAAGATCATTCATAATAGCATATCCATCATCATCTAATTCTGTGCGTTGATCAGTAGGTCGTAATATTCGTGTATATTCGATTTCAACATCATAATGAATTGTAGTGGAATATGTCATATCTCTCAACCGACATTCATTTGGATACATATATCGAATATCTTTATCAGAGTCATGTATTACTGGTTTTCCGAAATATATTTTACTGCCATCTTTACCTCCCATATAGATAAGACATTTAGATCGAAAATCTTGAATCGTTTTGTCATAATCCACATCCAATTTAATTGGATTCATTTCTTTAAATAGTTGAAATATGTCATTTCCATAAAATTCATTATACGAATCTATATGATGTTTAACTAAAGCTTGAGGATTTTCCTGAAAATATTTACCAATGATTTTCCATATTGTAGCCTCTTCCATATGCTATACTATATAGATAATATCTATATTTAATCTTTTTCATACAATCATTATTTGCGTATTTCTTTAGGAATAAAAATAAAAAAAGTTCATAATGTATAATGACAGATATATACGACTTTATATTCGGTCCTCTTGAGAAATCTTATTATTGTAACTTTTTCCTTGTTCTCACAATATTCGGTTTTGTATTTTTCTTTGGTGCTATCATTATTTTATGTTACAATATATTTAAGAAGAGTACATCGAGTGTGTTTATAAATTCTATTATGGTAGTATTTTTTTATGGAGTGTTTTATCTTCAGTCAAGGATTCTATATTCAATATGTTTAGGAACTATTGAATAATAAAAAGTGATATCGCAATTATTTAGGAAAAATATCATTCCTAAAGAATATTTTTCTTCATATTTTATATAAAACATGAATTCTGCCATGTCTCTTGAAAACTATCTTTTTGGCCCTCTTGATAAAAAATACTGTATGCTTTTTTACATTTTTACGATGATTATGTTTGTCGTATTCGTTCTTGGTCTTTTCGGGTTTGCGTCGCAACTTCTAAGTAACAAGAAAATGTCTAACACAGAATTATTCCTAACTCTATATTCTCTATTGGCAACATTTATTGGTTACTTGACATATAGACTTCTTCATTCAATGTGCGTTTCTAGTAGTCTTAAGCAATAAATGCGTTACTATGAAAAAAACTCTTTAAATATATAATACAAATTATGGATTTATTGTATTATAGCAATTATTGTAAACATTCTAAAAAAGTTTTGGATTTTTTAGTAAAAAATGATATTATTAAATCACTACACAGTATTTGTGTGGATAGACGAAAGATAGATCAACAAACTGGTCAAGTACATGTTATATTAGAAAACGGGAATAGCGTATTATTACCACCAAATGTTCATAGTGTACCGTGTCTTTTATTGATTAAAGAAAACTATCGATGTATTTCTGGAGAGGATATTATACAGAATTTTAAAGGAACTGTACAAGATAACAATTTAATGGCCACAAATGGAAACGGAGAACCTTTGGGATTTTCATTAGGATCAAAAGATATTCAATCTGAAGCTTTTACATTTTTCAATGCATCTCCAGAAGACTTAAGTGCGAAAGGTATTGGGGGTAGTCGGCCAATATATAACTACGTCCCAGCAAATGGAAATACTCCCTCTATAGAAACTCCTCCAGATAATTATAGGCCTAATAAAATATCAGAAGACGTTACGGTTGATAAAATTCAAACTGAGAGAAATACCGATATAAATAGTACTATGCAGCAATTTAATCAAACACCATTTATGCCCAAAACAACATAAAGGTTATAGATATATATTATGAAATATGTCAAAAGCTACTAGTATTTTACTGAAAGCATTCAATAAACATATATTTGATTTTTTAAAGGATATTCAATCTATTTTCCCAGAAAACACAGAAATTAAGAATTCTATTGATTATTTAGAAACATTGAAAACAGCAAACCCGACATTAATGATTAAAATATGGTATAAATTCATTTATTCTCCATATAGTGAACCTATTGATAAAGGCAATATCGATTTTTTTCTGGAAAAAGATTACTCACAAGATTTAAGAAATTTACCACAAAGTGATAAAATATTGGAAGTGATTGACAATTCATTACGTGAACCTTTGAAAAAAATGGATGGTGAAAATAAGGCAAAATGTATAAAACATATTCAACTAATTTCTACTATATCCTCAAAATACATGGAGGAAAAAAATGAAAAATAAGTGTTTGATATATGAAATTATTCTTATGATATGTATATTGTATTATATACATATTATGTCAGACGTTCAAAAAGAAACTCGAAAAATAATAATAAAAGAGGCGGAAACTGCTAGAATATTGTTGAATACTTTGAAAGCAGGTAATGACCTTTTTGATAATATACTACAATCTAATGAAATAGAAGTACGTATTATGCAATTATTACATTTACGACAATACTCTCAAATGTATAAATATGCTTTCGATGATTGGCATAAAAACAATAATGAACAATCTTATATTGATGTTGCGAATACAGCCGGTGAACTCCATAATCTTGTAGAGCATGATGTGTATAAGACTACACTTACGACATTATTGATTCTACAAAGCAATCATTTAAATCGTTCTGTTGAAAATATCCATGAAGAATATTTAGGGAAAATGGGAGAGTTGTGGAAAAAAGCCGGTTTAATTCAAAAATTATCATTAAATACAGGATCGTAAAAATTATAGTTTAAAAAAAGTAAAAATTTCTTTCATTAACTTTCCATAACTTGGATTTTTAAAGTAGTTTCCATTTAATATTTTATCTACATTACAATAATTATAATAATATAATAAATAAGCTATAAATAGTAAACAGCCAAAATAAATATCATTAATGCTTTTTTTATTATTTCTTATTACATAAGCGGGAATGATTTTAGTTACGGTAATAATTCCCCAGTAAATAAGATTATGTGATATATTTTTAGTTTTATATAATAAATAAAATCCATGAAATACATTATATATGATAGCTAATATTAGAAAATAATAAGGTGATGGTAATGGTAATATATTAAAATAATATACTATTGTCCACAGAAAAATCCAATGCGAAAATACACATCCTAATTCAAAATCCATTATATATAGTATAATTATTTTTTTACTTAAAATTTGTGAAAAAAAGACGAATTTTTTTTAATTTTTATAAAAGTCACAAAATACCTACATCTACATCTACATAAGTTCATCTATTGTCATCGGTGAGTCTACAGTTCTTTCTTGGCGAAAATAATTAAGTTTTTCCCTATCAATTTTATTGGTCTTTTTTACCATTAAAGAATACATTTCATAAAAGCAATAGTCTTTAGGATACAGAACGCACATATAAGAAGTAAGCAAATCATTATACGATACATTTTCTTTTTTTAATGTACTTTCCATCTCAGAAATATGGGCAGTTAGTTTTTCTTCTTCTTTTATTACGTTATTCCACATTTTTTCTAATGTTTCTTCATATCGTTCATCAATCGCATCTTCATCTTTTATTTGATTAAGATTCGCTCGTTTTAGAGAGTTTGGTGTAATCGCCATACTATTCCCATCAAACATAGAGAAATCATCTTCTTCAGAGGGATATTGTAAAAACAACCAGCGAAATCCTCTTAATATATAATCGTCTATTTGTTCTGGGTTATTTCTAATATCCAAATCATCATAATCATCTTCATCTTCATCATCATCATCCTCAGAATACAGGGTTTCTTCATCATCTTCATTATTTTCAGAAGGTGAAACCATAGCAGTTCTACACATTGGACATCCATGATTTCCCATAGATACGTGTTTCAACATACAGTTGGTATGGAAGCGGTGACCACATTCGGTTACCATACAATTGTTATTGTTTTCAATAACGTCAAAGCAAATTGGGCATTCAACGCAGTCCATTTTCGTAGTTTGGAAGAAAGAGAGTTAAATTATAACGATACAGTTTTGTGTATGGTTATAAAAGTTTGAGTTTATTATATTAGTCGCTATGTTTTATTGAGATAAAATTTGAAAAAAATCAATTTTTATCTTTTATATCAGTGAAAATTTGAAATGGGACATTTTCAATGTTGAAGGGTTTAAAAAGTTTTAGAAAACAATATGTTCCCTAAATTCTCATATGAATCAAAATATGTATATAGCTATAAAAACAGAAATATATAATATACACGTATACGAAGAAAGCAATACAGACGGTGAATATGTTATGTGTCATAACATATTCAGAATAGTAATCATGTTGTGTAAATATACTGAAATCCATATTTGAAATAACGTTTTGTTTCAGTAAAAAATGAATGTTATATATTTCAATTTTATAAATTATTTTAACAAACAATAAAGAAATATTTTTGAAATATATAATCATAGTAAATGTTTTATCATGATGATTCAAATGAAAATTCAATACTCACAATACCAATAGAGCCCTTAATAAAAGATTACAACAAACATACCGAAGAATCCTCCTATTTTTTCTGTTTTCGTTGGAGCTGGTGTCGATGTTGTTAATATCGTCTTTCCGCAATAAAATATGACTCTTACAAATAAACACATTTTTATAATCAATCATCTATAAAGGTTTATACCAGTGAAGATTTGAAATGGGGACTCCCAAAAGGGTGTCGTTTCAAATCGTTACTGGTATCTGACCCTTAACGATTGAAAATGTCCCATTTTAAATCTTGAATGGTTTAAATAATTTTGTCTTGCTTATATTTTTCGTTTTGTAATAAATGTAAAATACATCCAGGTTCTAATGTATTTACGTAGTCACGAACGGTTTTTCTTCGAACTATAATTTTTGTTCCATCTTGTAAAGACGGTTTATATATATTGTGATGAATCTGCGCCATATGAAAAAATATACTTTTATTGACTCGCTTTTCGGTCTTACCCACGTAATAATCGTGATACCCTTGATGGATTGCTTTTACTAAATTCTCATACAATTCATTAAATTTCCAATACATTTGTTTATATTGAGGAAAGTGTGTGACAAATTCCGTAATTTTTGAAATTTTACGCAAACATAAATATTGATATAAAATATTTGGATGTATTCCCCTTAATTCTTGTAATTCTTTATATTTAGGATGAACCACAAAATATCGATTACCAGTACTTAGTGATAAAAACCCAATGCCCATCGGATACACATCATCATGTATAGACAAAAGTTCTTTCGTTTTTTCTTCATAAGAAAATGGTGAATCATAAGAGAAAGTTCTTGGTAGATTTACTATGCCTGAAGGGAATACAGGTATCTCATGACAACTATGATAACTTACATTATTTCTCTTTCCACCTATATGGAGCCGATAGCATCCTACATAATACAATCTAGGAGAAATTTTATTAAAAACCAGATGATTCTGTGGATGCTGTAAAATAAAATGATAACACCTCTTTTGATCCATATATTGAATCCCCTCCCATGATTCTATTGTATTGTCTGTCACTTCAATGGCATCAAATAACATTTCACGATAAGTCTTACTTACCTCGGTAGGTAGTCTATAATATGAATAATCTCCATAAACTGAATTTCGTGTAGACAATTCCCATTTTTTATTGCGAAAATCGTAGAACAATTGTATAGACACTCCTTCTATCATTTCTTCTATAACGATATCATTTGTTTGCTCATTGTTTGGATACAGATGATTGAAACCAGTAAGATCATAAGATATAGGAGAAGCAATAGATAAAATTGTACGAGTAATTGGATCTAAAACTACCGCATTATACATACGAGGTATATGATCATCAAAACACAATATATTTTTGTCACAGTTTAACATCAAATATTTTTTTCCTGTTTTTTCGTGTTCAATATCTTTGGTGGTCATACATCTAGTATAGGATATTATTGCGTTTTCAACATCTAATTCAATATTTCTCGACATCTTTGAAATTTGATTAGTCATTGATATTTATAGAAAGTTCACTTTATATATTTTCAAAGAAACTTAAAATTGAAATTATATATATTATAATCCCTTACATTATTCAATAGATAATGTCAAGTGTTTCAACGCAAATTATGTCTGAGCCTATTCCAAAGAAAAGAGGTAGAAAACCAAAGGTAAAACCTTCTCCAGTGGAAGAAGATATAAAAAATCAAATCGAAAAAGAAAAATCTGAAATCCAGAAAAAAAAATTGTCTAGCCCTAGCACATTAGATATTCTCGGACATGTTGGTGACTACACACATGAACCATTTGATATATTACAGTCATATTTCGAGACAAAACCACTTGAGCGTTTAGTAAGACATCAATTAGAGTCTTATAATAATTTTGTAAACTATCAAATGCAGAAAACAGTTGAAATGTTTAATCCAATAACAATAAAATCTGAAAACGATTTTAATGCGGAAACCGAAAAATATAATTTGGTTGTAAAAATATCTTTAAAAAATATTCGATTTCAACAGCCACAAATATTTGAAAATAATGGATCAATGAAAACTATGTTTCCACACGAAGCAAGGCTTCGTAACTTTACTTATGCGTCCGGTTCTATAGTAGATTTACACATTGAATACCATGTATTAGATGAAGCGAATGATGAAAAAATAATATCAAAAATCATACCAAATATTAAACTGTGTAATCTGCCAATCATGCTAAAGTCATCGATTTGTATTTTAACTCAATATAATCATTTATCTCCTGAAATGACGGAAGAATGCTCAATGGATTGTGGAGGATATTTTATCATAAAAGGATCGGAAAAGACAGTATTATGTCAAGAACGTGCCGCAGAAAATCGAATTTATGTATTTAATGGAAAAAATACCCCTAAATGGAATTGGATAGCCGAATTCAAATCAGTTCCGGATTCTAAATGTATTTCTCCTAAACAAATCGAAATGATGATTTCTTCTAAATCGAATGTATTTGGAAATGGTATTTACGTGGTTATTCCACGAATGAAACAGAAACGATATATTGAGCTATTTGTATTATTTCGTGCTCTAGGGGTTCTATCTGATAAAAAAATATGTGAATATATTTTGCTAAATGTTGAAAATCCAAAAAACAAACAATTATTAGAATATTTACAAGCATCAATTGAAGATGCGAAGACTGTAATGAAATCGCAAGAGACAATACAAGAAGATGCGATTGAACATGTAATGAGTATGGTAGCATATAATCCATACTATACTCCTGATAAAGGAGCAAATAATACTAAAAAACGAGAGTACACTCTAGAAATTTTCAAAAATGACTTCTTTCCGCATTGTAAAACAAGTGAACAAAAACTGTATTTATTAGGATTTATGGCAAATAGACTTATAAGAACCGCACTTGGTTGGAACCCTCCTGATGATCGTGATTCTTATTTGAATAAACGTATTGAAATGACTGGTTCTTTACTAAACAACTTATTCCGAAATCACTATATTCGATTCGTTAAAGATATTGAAAAGCAAGTGATTCGAGAGATCAATATTGGTGCTTGGAAATCATCAGAAAATTATGAAAATATTATTAATATGACAAATATTTATAAAATTGTCAAGCCAACTACAATAGAGAATGGTATTAATAGAGCACTATCTACTGGAGATTTCAGTGTAAAACAATCGAATAGTAGTAGTAAAGTAGGAGTCGCACAAGTTTTAAATCGATTGACCTATTTGGGAACATTAAGTCATTTGCGTCGAGTGAATACGCCATTGGAAAAGAATGGCGAATTAGTCGCACCCAGAAAATTACATAATACTACATGGGGATTTTTATGTCCAGTAGAAACTCCAGAAGGACAATCTATTGGTATCGTAAAGAACTTATCATTTATGACACATGTTACTATACCAACCAATAGTGAACATTTATATGAATTAGTGAAACCACATATAATTTCTGTAGAAGATGTTCAATCACCTATTGAACTTGCTGACGATGTAAAATTGTTTATAAATGGTACATGGGTTGGAAATCCGAAAGACCCTTTATGGTTATTTAGACATATGAAAGACAAAAAGTACAAGGGTATTATCAATATATACACGTCCATATCTTTCCATTATGAACAAATGGAAATACGTATTTGTAATAATGGTGGTCGTATGACTAGGCCTGTTTTGAAATTAGAAAACAATCAAGCCCTCATTACCAAAGAAATTATAGAAAAGTTGAAATCACGTGAACTCAATTGGAATGATTTATTGACTAATTGTCGATTAGAGGAATCTGTTATTGAATATATCGATCCAGAAGAACAGAACAATACAATGATTGCGATGAAATTCAAAGGAAAGTACATGAAAGATATGAATACAAATATTGACACATATAATCATCGATATGAATATTGTGAAATTCATCCATGTACATTGCTAGGAGTTCTTGGTTCATGTGTTCCATTTCCAGATTGTAATCAAGCTCCAAGGAATACATACCAATGTGCTATGGCAAAACAGGCAATTGGAATAAGTTGTATAAATTATACGAAACGAATGGATAAAACCACCTACGCATTGAATACCCCAAATCGTCCATTAGTTGATACTCGTATGATGGAGTTTCTACAGTTGAACCGCATTCCGTCTGGGTGTCAGATACACGTAGCAATTATGTCATACACTGGATATAATCAGGAAGATAGCGTATTGATTAATAAAGGAGCTATAGATCGTGGATTATTCGCAGCCACTATTTACCATACTGAAAAGGACGAGGACAAAAATATTATACGAGATGAAATTATTCGTTGTAAACCTGATCCAAATAAGACAAAAGGAATTAAGCATGGAAATTATAACAAACTAAATGTTCACGGATTTATTCCAGAGAACACCGAAATAGAAAATAGAGATATTATTATTTCTAAAGTCGCACCAATAAAAGAAAATCGCAATGATCCTACAAAAATAATAAAATACGAAGACCAAAGTAAAAGTTTTCGTACTACAGAGGAAACGTATGTAGATAAAAATTATACCAGTAGAAACGGGGATGGTTGTAATTTCGCTAAAACTCGAGTACGAATGTTTAGAAAGCCTGTAATTGGTGATAAATTTAGCTCGAGACACGGACAAAAAGGTACGATGGGAAATATAATTCCAGAGTGTGATATGCCGTATACAAAGGATGGATTAAAACCGGATCTTATTTTGAATCCTCATGCGATTCCATCTCGTATGACTATTGCTCACTTGAAAGAAACCATGTTGGGAAAGGTATTGGTAGAACTTGGTATGTTTGGAGATGGAACCAGTTTTGGTAATTTAGATGTATATTCTATAGCAAATCAATTACAGAAACTAGGATTTGAAAGTTATGGTAATGAAGTATTATACGACGGTGCTACTGGAAAGCAGTTAGAAACAAATATATTTATTGGGCCAGTATTTTATCAAAGGTTGAAACATATGGTTAATGATAAAGAACATAGTCGTTCTATAGGACCGGTAGTTAACTTAACAAGACAACCAGCAGAAGGAAGAAGTCGTGATGGTGGATTCAGAATTGGAGAAATGGAGAGAGATGTTATGATTGCGCATGGTATGTCGAAATTCTGTAGAGAAAGAATGTATAGTGTAGCAGATAAATACGCTATACACGTGTGTAAAAAATGTGGAATGACAGCAACATTCAATAATGGCGATAAAGGAATTATGCGAGGAAAACAAGGAATGACAGTACATAAATGTAATACATGTGATAATGTAACGGATTTTGCGTATGTTGAATTGCCATATGCTTACAAGTTAATGTCGCAAGAATTACAATGTATCAATGTGGTTCCTCGATTAATTACAAATTAAACCCTTGAAGATTTAAAATGGGACATTTTCAATACTTAAAGGTTCAAAAAATATATTCTACAATTTTTTTTGAGAATTCTCCATCACTTTTATAATGTATTCCCGCTTTGATTCGACATATATCACATTTTATTGCGGTTTCATATAATTCTTCTCTTTTATCTGGAAATAATGTAGATAAATGCTTAGCTAAATAATATGCTTGAAGTGCGTGTCCAGCTGGAAATGCCGGTGTATTTCCAGTTTTTGAGGCTAATACATTAATATTTTTATTGAGTTGATATGGACGAGGTCTATTAATTATATATTTGAGTAAGTACAATAAAATAATTATAAATGGTTGAGTAATCAAAGAATTTAATTCGGATTCAAACATAGGAACTATATCTAAAAAAGCAGAAGTAACTGATTTGTCTGTTTTCTTAAAAAAATCAATATCTTCTAATGTCCGAGTTTTTGTATATTCTTCCACTTCATTTGATTCTTCTATACTATTTGGGTACACTGGTAAAGTTGGTAAATATGATATATATCTTGGCAGAGTGTATAAGTATATTATCAAGAACACTAAGAAAAAAAGCAAGGTATTTTTTATATAATTCATATATGATATATAGGTATTATAATTATCCATAACGAGCACGCATTTCACCATATGATAATTGACGTCCAGTTTCTTGATCTGTAAACATATATTCAACGGCAGCATCTATACCTTTTGTGGTAAATACGTTCATAGCTTTTTTATTTGCGTCATCCATTAAGTCTTCAAATATATATTTTTCCCCCATGTTATGTGTTCCTGGCTTTCCTGTTTCTGTTTCTGGTTTTATTGTTTCTGTTTCTGGTTTTATTGTTTCTGTTTCTGGTTTTCCTGTTTCTGTTTCTGGTTTTATTGTTTCTGGTTTATTAAACGACATCTTATAATATAATGACACTTACTATTTATACTGATTATATAATTAATAAATTCAATGGTGCATAATGAAGCTAATAAATGTAACCATAATTATCAATACAACAATCCAATCCCATATTGTAGTAGGAGTTTGATTTGATATATTACAATATGTTGTGTTTGTATTATGTCTATATCTATGTCTATTTACTCGTCTTCGTGCGGGAATAACTACTCTCATTTTTTAAAATTATATCTATTTAGTTTATTAAAAATTTATTTGTATTTTTCAATTTTACTAACATCAAATTCGAAATATTTTAGTAAAATATGCCCAGAAAAATATACCTACAAAGCATTTCGAAAATAGATCTAGTATATTGAACCATACATTCTTTTGAATATCATCCATAAAATACACAACTCCATATAGTGCCCATAAGAAAGCAAAACAAGAAAACAATATTGTGTTATTAAAGTTCTTTTTTGGAGCTACATAGTTAGAGTAAATATAATAATAAAGACCAGCGAAAAAAGCAAATCCAACTGTATTGGAAACATTTTTGTCCAATAAATTCATTTCACCTAAATATCCAGCACCTAACATTCCAAAATTCAATACCAAAATAAAAAGGTAAGAAAAGAAATTGAGAGAAGGTCCATTTGTATTGTACAATAAAGCAAGCACTAATACTAATAACATTATTGGGGTAGTAATAGACCAATCTAGATACCGTGTGTCATTGATTTTTTTATAGTCAACTTCTTCCGGATTTTCTTCAAACATAGAAACGAATTTTCCATAAAAATAGGCTGCCACAACTGAAATACAGGTTTCCAAATTCAATATATGACGTATTTTGTTGTCATTTGTGCGTAATGCTTCTATAAATGTAATAGTGGCGGTTGTCATAAGAAAAACATAGGTTATGTAAAAACTTGAATGTACTAATTCTGTCGTCTTGATAGAGTTCATTATATGGTATTATGAGAAAAATTAATTATATATAATGTCTAAATACCAAAAATAATGGACAGTGATTTTGAACAAGTTTCAGGAGAACGAATGATCAATGATATACGTGATATATCTGAATTTAAAACCATATCTTTCAGTGGATATAAAAAAACAGATGTTAAAAAACAATTATTAGACTCACTATATAAATCAAAAATAGAACAAAGTTGTTATTGGTGTGCCGAATTGTTATGTGCGGGTCATTTTATGGAGGTATGGGAGTGTATTCTGTTTTATTTAGGAAAACATATTCATTTAGGAAATCCAAAATTAGCAATTTATATTGATTCTCGATTCCAAGTATTTAGGAATATTATGGTTCAAGGATTATATTATGATGAACTTCAACTTCGTAACTCACCAACAATACGCAATATGTTCGCAGAAATTTGTTGTGTATTCGCAACTAGTCCTAAAAAACCGTGTTTTGAACCCGTAAAACTAAACAAACAAGAAGAATTTGATATGACACAGATTTCTCTCAAATTAAAAGCACCAGATAATACGTTTTTAGAACCTATTATGCGAAAAAAAGACCCAAAGGAATTATCTATTGCGGTGAATGAATTTACATACCATATTTCTTCTTCTGAAACCCATAACCCAAATATGGCATTGGCATGTTATTGGGTAGAATGGATTATTAGTTTTGATCAAATATGTAAAAAAAAGAAGCAAGCAATTGTAGCAGATACTAGAGAAAAAATTCCAGTAGAATATAAACACCAAAAGGAAGTTATATGGATAATATGGGACTCGCTCTTTTATACAACACGTGACGATCCTTTCTCTCAAAAAGTTTTACAATCTATATTAAATTTGTTTTGTTTAAAATTCACTCCAGGTAGTATTCGTAAACGAGTTCACTTGTTATATTTTGCTATATCCATTGTTACAGAACCATATCGACGCAATATTCCAATGATTGTTCATAAAGAAACCATTGAGAATACTTTAGTAGAAATTTCCAGTATTTATAAACAAATTAAAAAGACAGAACAAAGTCCTCAAACCGATTATTTATTTGCGGGTCTTCATGATCCGAATAATGTCCAAAAATCCCTTCATAAAATTGAATTGGTGAATTCCATTTTGCCGAATTTCTCTCAATCCATTTGAAAAATCCAAAACTTTAGGAGAAAATTTTTTTTTCGAAAAAAGGTTTTAAAAAAACATAATGATCGTTAATAGGATAATTATATTATAACCATCATATGTTAAGAGTAAATGCTTACATATAACGTAATGAAAACAATCGCATCGCAAGGAATTATCGCCCCACATGGTATCACTGATTTTATACATGCTGTCAATAAAAAAGACTGTTTCCCATTGTTATTAACATATGGTGTGTCCATATGTGTTTCCCAAAAACTAACGCCAATCATATTGAACTCCATATGCCAACTACCATTATGTATTGCTTCATTAATTCATTTTCATCGTGATTTCGAATTGTTATTTCCCAATAAATATTTATCTTTTATCGGGAATATGATTAATTTATATTTGTCTATACAATACCCGGATCCATATTTGTATGTGTATATGTGTCTATTACATGTTCCAAATCACTATAGAATGTCTTGGGTATATGTAAAGAATCATAAATGGTTGACTATATTATCTATTCTATCTAGCAGTTTTATAATAAATAAAATGATGATGCGTGTAAATCATTTATGGTATCCTTCTATCATCGGAATTATTATAGGACATATTGTTTATGGAGAATTATTTATACATGATAATAAGTTTTTTTCTATTTTTTCCCAAAAAGATATTAAAGATTGTATAATGTTTTAGTATATCATGTTTTCTGCTATAAAAAATTGGTTTTATCCACCAACCCCAGCATCAATTATAAATACAAATAAATCCGATAATAAAATTATGAATGAACCAACATGCGAAGGAATGTTTCGAGAATATCACGATGAACAAGAAAATAAAAATTCTGAACCACCAGAAAAACCTGTAAAAACTAGATCTATATCATCAGACCTACCTGATAAACCACCAAAACCAGATAGAGTTGTAAATATTGTGGAAGAAGAAATACAACAACCCGCTGAACCTAAAGACACGAAAAGAGATGAAGTAGATAAAACAGAGGAAATGGAAGAGGAAACTCAAGTAGAAGAAGACACCGAACAAGAAGAGGAAATACAACAACCCGCTGAACCTAAAGACACGAAAAGAGATGAAGTAGATAAAACAGAGGAAATGGAAGAGGAAACTCAAGTAGAAGAAGACACCGAACAAGAAGAGGAAACTCAAGTAGAAGAAGACACCGAACAAGAAGAGGAAAAGGAAGAGGAAAAGGAAAAGGAAAAAGGATATGAAGAGGAAGAGGAAGAGGAAAAAGGATATGAAGAGGAAGAGGAAAAAGGATATGAAGAGGAAGAGGAAAAAGGATATGAAGAGGAAGAGGAAAAAGGATATGAAGAGGAAGAGGAAGAGGAAAAGGAAGAGG